ACACGCCGAAACCTCAGAAGCCGCTGACGCCTGGGCAACCACTGTTCTCACCCTCTCCCGCATCGACGCCAGCCCCGACCCCGGCGCCAGCCCAGCCATTCGGGGCCCTGACGCCGACGCCGGCTGGATTTGGGGCGATTCCTGGGCAGTGATTGCCGGCATCAGTTTGATTCTGGCCGGGATGCTGGCCAGCGCGAGGAAAAGAACATGACCGGGAAAATCTTCATCGCTGGCCATAGCCGTGGCGCAGCCGAGGGAGCGCTTTATGCCTTTTCCCGCATCAAACGGGGCCTGCCGGTGGACGGACTGTATCTGTTTGAGTCCCCGCGCCCAGGCAACCAGGTCGTGCGCGACACGCTGGCCGGCATCCCGATCGTGCGCTCGATCAAGAACGTCGGCGATCCGGTCACAGACGTGCCGCTAGACCTGGATCTGATCGACGAGGATTACGAGGACGCGGCGCCGTTCACGATGATCGACGAGCCGTACACCCCGAATCTGCCCGACTGGGGCCCCGTGAACCCGCATCACATTGAACTGGTCCAGGCCGGCTGCCGAAAGCTGCCGCCCACTGGCGGGGCAATCGAGCTGGTCCAGGCCGTGGATGCGACCTACGACCTGTACAACATGCTCGGTCACTGGGACTGGACGCACCCTGAAGATGGTCGGTACTGGGGCATGAGGAAGTTCGGCGACAACTTCCTGCTGATCGCCCGAGGATCCGTCACCGGAAAAGACTGGCTGCTGAACTTTGAAGCCCTAGAGATAGACGTGCTGGGTGCCAGGGTGTCAGACGGCTTTTGGGCCGGAGTTGCCCCGGTCGAGACGCTGGATGCTGCCTTGAAATAAGGCGTGAACCGGTGGGCACTTTTTTGCCAGAATGGGCGCAAATCATGCCCGGTAAGCGGCCTATGCGCTCGCAAACCCTCGTAAATAGCGGAGGTGCGCGCTGTGCATGGGTTGCATATCGGACTCATAATTCGGTATCCCGGCCTTAGGTTGTTGGCTTGAAAGCCGCTTGGGTGCTTGATCTACGGTGATTTGCTGAAATTCTTCAAGTTTGCTGGTGGGCAACTTTTGGCATGTCTATGCCACTTTCCTTCCGATTTTCAGAACTGCGGCGGCCAGGCTTTCGGTGGCCAGGTGACTGTACCTTTTCGTCGAAACCGGCGACTTGTGCCCCAGGACCGCGCCGACAGTGTACAGGTCAACCCCTCGGTTTATCATTTCCGACGCGCACGAATGGCGCAGGTCATGGAAGTGGTAGTGCCCGAGCCCGAGTTTTAGGCTCGCCCTTCTGAAAGACTTCTGGATGGCGTTCTTCCTGATTTTCTCTAACCGCATGTGTGAAAGCCTCGGGTGTACCGGAATAAGCCTGGGGCTTCCATTCTTGCTGTCCTCCAGCACGAAATTCCCATCTATGCGCTTGGCCCTCAAGATCTCCGACAGCCTCATGCCGGAATAGAAGGCAATCCTGACCGCCATCCGGGCGGTTCTGTTTGAACAGCCCCTTGACAGCCGGAGCATTTCAAGCCGCGAAATGTAGAACTGGCGCTCATTCTTGATTGTGGGGACACTGACACGGGCCGCAGGGTCGCCATCGCCCATGTTGTGATGCTTCCATCCCCAGCGGCATGCAGAGGTCAGGAAGCGGATTCTGAGGCGAATGGTGGCAGGTGATAACTCATCCGCGCTTTTGATGGCATAGGCCCGGCAAACATCTGGAAGGGCTGAAAGCGGTCTGCCCTGGTAAAAGCTGAACATCCGGGCCAGTTCTCGGGCCGTGCCGTGCCCGTCTTTTAGCTGCGGGATTCGCTCTTTGAGATAAGCTGCAACCGCGTCCTCGATCCCGGCCTCTGGCCGATCTGCTCCGGTGGCAACGGCGTAGAGCCTTCCCGACTCCGTTCGGTCAAAGCTGTCGGCTTGAGCGCGATTCCAAGTTTTCGGAAGGCATTTTCTAATCCTGAACCGCCTGCCTGCAATGACACGGCGGAACTCAAAGACGAAACAACCCTTTGTTTTGTCGCGGTGAATCGGCATGTTTGTAGGTACTCCTCAATATCCGCCCGGTCGAACAGTATACGCCGGCCAATTCTGTGGCATGGAATCGGCCCCTCCGGTGCTGCCAAGCTGTACATCATGCGCGCGCTGACCCCCAGGGACTGGGCGGCCTTGGCGACGCTGATGAGCGGATTGGCAGTGGTTTGGGTCAAGCCGTTCTCCTGATGGCGATTTCCGCGAGGTTTGCCCGGACCAGCGCCGCCGCGAGTGGTGGACAGACCGAATTTCCACACATGCGCACTTGGGCGCTCTTGGTAAGGCTCAGGCCCTGCGCCGGGTTATCGCCGATGATGTAGGACTCTGGGAACCCTTGGGCGCGGAACAACTCGCGCGGTGCCAGCATCCGAAGGCCAATGTCTGCAATGGCGTACTGCTGGCCGTGGACTGTCACGAGGCCGTAGCGGTCTTTGGTCGTGACTGTGTGCATGGGGTCCTGCAGCTTCGGGTCCTGATCGGTGCCGTAGTAGGCCATCAGAAAGGCCCGGACTTCAGCATGGTGCGTTCCTCCGGCGCTGACAGTGGCCAGCGGGGCGTCGGAAGGCTGCCCTACGTTGTCGCCGCGCAACTTGACCAGGTTGCTGGTGACGATGGCGTGCCGGTTCTCGGTCGTTTGGGTCTTGAGCGGATCGCGTGGGCCAGACGCTCGAACATCAGCATCGCGTTTATCGGAGTGATAGTGCACCAAGTTGGCTGCCACCAGACTGTTATGGTCCACACTGGTGACCGTCGGTGCCGGATCTGTGAGCGCGGCACCCACTACCCCGGTGTAGTGCTTGGCCAAGAAAGCTGATACCAGGGCGTGCTTTTGACCCCCGGCCACCACCGTTCCCAGGGGTTTATCAAGACCCGGCGCGCGCGGCGACTGGCCATCGCGCTCACCGTAGCCAGTTTGAACCAAGGTTGGTGCCACCATGGCAAAGTGACCGCCTTTGACTTCGGCACATTGGGTTCTCAGCGGATCCGCGACGCCCATGTTTCGCTGGTTTGAGCTGTTGGCATGCTCGGTCAGGAATGGAACAGCAAGAGCCCGGTGATTTTCTGTTGTCAGCGCTCCGAATGGGCGCTCCACAGAAACCGGCTTTCCTGAATATGACGGGCCTCCTGCGCCCACAATAAACGGCTCGGCCGCATTGACTACATACCGCATGATCCCCTTGGCAATCCTGCGCAGGGTGGCCTCTGCCAGCGGCTTGGCGCGCTCGAAAATCGACGGGCACGGCAGGCTGAAGTCGATGCACTCCGCAGCCGTGCGCCACGGTTTCAGGCGCTTTTTCTTGACCGCTTCGTTCTTGGGGTCGCCGTGGGTAGGGGTTGGCCATACGATGGGCCGTCCGTCGCACCTGGCAATCAGAAACAGGCGCTTGCGAATGGTGGGGGCTCCAAAGTCGCAGGCGCGCAGTTCTTTCCAATCCACGACATAGCCCTGGCGGCGGAGGGCATTGACGAAGGCATTGAACTCGCGGCCTTTGCGCTTCTTGCACGGGCGCAGGTCGCCGTTTGAATCCTTGACCAGCGGGCCCCAGTCCTGGAATTCCTCCACGTTCTCAAGCATGATTACCCTGGGGTGCCGAACCGCAGCCCATCGGAGTGCCACCCACGCCAGCGCCCGGATGTTCTTTTCCACTGGCTTGCCGCCCTTGGCTTTTGAGTGATGTTTACAGTCAGGGGAGAGCCAAAGCAACCCAATCGGTCGCCCTGGCTCAACCTCGCGCGGGTTCACTTCCCACACGGATTCACAGTAATGCCTCGTTTCCGGATGATTGGCAGAGTGCATGGCAATCGCCTGTGGATCATGGTTGATGGCAATATCGACACGACGCCCGAGGGCCATTTCGATACCGCAGGATGCGCCACCACCCCCAGCAAAGTTGTCGATGATGATTTCGTGGTGCACGTCGAGGTTGAGCTGCTGTGTCATGGCGCCCTCAGAACGGAATGTCATCGGGGAAATCATTGAAATTGCCGCCGGTCGCGCCCGCTTTCTGGCCTGACTGAGCATCGGAAGCACCGCTGCGGCTGCCCAGCATCTGCATGCGATCGGCGATGATTTCCGTGGTGTACTTGTCGTGGCCGTCTTTGTCCTGCCACTTGCGGGTCTGGATGCGGCCCTCGAGATAGACCTGGCTGCCCTTCTTGAGATACTCGCCGGCGATTTCTGCCAGCTTCCCGAAGAACGAAACGCGATGCCATTCGGTCTTTTCCTGCTTCTCCCCGCTCTTGTCCTTCCAGGTTTCGGTAGTGGCCACGCTGATGTTGGTGACCGCGCCACCATCGGGCAAGTACCTGATGGTTGGGTCTTGGCCTAGATTGCCTACGAGAATGACTTTGTTGACGCTTGCCATGCTTTACTCCTTCGGTTTCTGGTTTGCGATGACCGCCTGGACGTGCAAACGGATTTTTTCGGGGGCACTCATGTGTCCGGCCCGGGCATTGCAGCCTTTGTGGGCCAAGAACAGGTTGCTGATATGGTTAGGGCCTTGGTGGGTGATGGATACCAAGTGCTCGACCGATTCGTTATCTGGGCCGACGGTCCGCTGGCAGTAAAAACACAGATCTCCATCGCGCTCTCGAATTGTCCGAATAACCGGAGACATCCCCCGGCGAGTAGTTGGGCGGATAGCGCGCCAAGGCGCCCCGCTTTTGAAGGCATCCCACGCCTCTTTCGCTGCGCCGGAATAGGTCACGCCACCAACCTTATTTCGGTAAATGATTGAGGTCGTTGCCCCGGCCTTGAACCTGATTAACTCCCACTCATTGGTGGGTTCCAGCACCTGCGCACCGGCACCAGATAGCCAGTCTCGGAAAGCTGTTGCCTTCTTGAGAATCCCGGTCGCCGTATTCATGTCCCGGCTCTCCGATAGGTTTTGGTCAAATCTCCCTTGATCGCATGCCCGCGCCGGCGCAGCGCATTGGCTAGAATCGCGCGGTCGTGATGGCTGTGCTGTGCCTGGCGCAGCAGCCCGAAGTAGCTATTCCCGACCGACAGCAGATCCTCGGCTGGGGTGATAGCAATCCGTCGCACGGCCTCGTTGATCGTCCGGCGCCGGGTATGCCGGTGCCAGGGCTTGATGACTTGACCCACGAAGTCCACGCCGCGATCCACCGGCTGCAGGATGGTTTTTGTTGGGTTCAGCTGGGCCCCAAGGCGCGTCGGCAGGAATTCCTCGATCTTGGCCAGGGCATTGTTGAGCCATTGGGCGGACTCATGCAGCAGCACGAAGTCGTCCACGTAGCGGATGTAATGCTTGGCGCGCAGCTGGTGCTTGATGAACTGATCCAGGGTATTCAGGTAGATATTGGCGAAGAATTGTGACGACAAATTCCCAATGGGCAGGCCAAGGTACGACGGTTGATTGGTCAGCCGCTTGTGTGCCGGGACCAGACGCAGCAGTTCCGGCGTGCCGCGCAGCTCGAAATCCTGCCGGGGATCGTGAAACAGGATGGTCTGCGCCAGCTGCAGCCACCATGGTTCCGTGACCTTGGCCGCGATCTGCTCGCCCACGATCCGCTTGTTGATGCTCACGAAGAAGTTGGCCAGATCCAACTTCAGGTAAAAGGCTGGCCGACTCCAGTTTTGGGTAATGCTGCGGATCTTCGATTCCAGGCGCTTGGCGGCGTACAGGGTGCCACGCTCTGGGATACAGGCGCAGCTGTCGGCAATGAATGAGGCGTAGAACCTGGGCGAAATCCGGTTGTAGAACAGGTGATGCACGATCCTGTCCCTGAAATCAGCCGCCCAGACTTCCCTGGGCTTTGGCCTCGTGATGACGAAGCAGATGCTGCGCCCGGGCTTGTAGGAGCCATCCTGCAGGTCGTCGTACAGCTTGCCCAGGTTGCGCTCCAGATCCTGCTCGAACGTCAGGGCGCTGACACTGTTGCGCTTGTTCTGACGGCAATCGAAGTAGGCCTGGACCAGTTCGGTAAAAGAAAAATCAGCATGGTGGGTCGCGTATTGATCTGCGGACGGCGCGGGCGCGCAGCTTGTTATTCTTGTTGTAGTTCGACTGGTTGCCATTGTCGAAATTCTGATACCAGGCGTTGTTGGAGTTGGCTGCGTGCTGCGTCCTGTCGCGCTATCAATGTCACCCCGCCGAAGGCCTGCGCCGATCAGCGGGGAAACTGCGCCGGACCGATCCCGGCAACTCCCGGTGGTATCCGTGATGCGCATGGCGGTTTCCTTTTGGGAAAGCGGCACAACCAGATTAAAAGATCGCACAGTCATGAGGACCTTAACCATCATGAAGCGGGCGAAAGAGAGGCGCGACGCCATCCACCTGCCTGTTTGCCGACGCTATTTGTGAGCTCAACTGCCTTGGCGTACTGGGTTGTTGAAATCAAGCGTTTGTCGCGGGAAAGCCGAAGTAATAACTCGGCTACCTGAAGGCGCTCTATCAGGTCACCCAAGTGCGGGGCTTTGTCCCTGGCACAATTGGCCCGGAAAATTAGCACCACAATTTCGACGCATTCCTGACTGATCTTTCCGCCGATGGATTGCTTGAACGAGCGCGGCATGTTTTTGACCAGATCCGTCACGATGTCGAGAAGGTTATAGGCGACGCTGTAGATTGGCAGTTGTGTGTGGTTCATGCTGATGAAAACCAAATAGTTAAATTACTGAATGACTAATTCTCTGCGGACGGCGCGGGCGCGCAGCTCGTCACTCTTGCTGAAGTCCGACTGGTCGCCATCGTCGAAATTCTGACACCAGGCGCTGTCGGAGGTGGCTGCGTGCTGCGTGGAGCTCCAGTACAGCGAGGCCTCAAAAGCCTGATCACCACCTGACATGAAAGCATCGACGGTCGTCTGGACCGGGAATTCCGGCGTGTACGGCCGCGTCGGGGTTTCGGCAGACAGATTGATGCCCGATCGTGCATAGCACCAGTTCTCGTCGGTCGTCGGCTTCAGATGTCGGTAGGCCAGCTCCAGCTCGTCCTGGCTGGGCAGATACCAGTCGTCATGGCCACCGATGCGCAGATCCAGCGCCCACTTGGCCAGCTTGCTGCCATCTGCGGCCATGGCCTTTGTGTTGGCCAGCCCGTCATCGTAGGACTTGGCGTCAGGAACGTCCTTGTCATTGGGGATCCAGATCGCGGGCTTGTGCTCGCCGTCGCCCTTGGGCGCCACGATCAGGTTGTACAGGTTGCCATCAATGCGGATGCGTCCGGCGAAGGATCCTCCGCCAAAGGCCTCGCCGATTGCCGGAACTGCTTGCTGCGTGTTTTGGTCCATCTTCGTCTCCTTGTTGTTTCGTCGTGAATTGGTGGGCTACTCCGGCCCCTTATCCCAAGGGGGGATCAAGGGCACCAGGGGCCGTTTCGCCCGTTGAAGCCTTATGGCGATCCGAACAGCAGCGGGAATCCTGTCTTCTCTTTGATGGCATTGAATTCGGTCTGCACCGCATCCTGGAACACGCGGTCTGGTCGGATCAGTTCGTACCAGAATTGCAATTTTCCGTTGTTCTGGCGGTACTTCAGCCGAGCATCGAGGCGGTATGGTTGCCCATTCAGAAACACCCGAAGGCCCAGGCTGAATCGCTCATAGAATTTCATGCGCTGTTCTGTGTCCGGGTTGTCTTGATCTACGAACAGGAGGTTCACGCCGCCGCCCTGTAGATTCAGGCGCGACTTGAACCGTTTATCGCTGGTTGCCTCGAACTCAAGGGCCATATTGAGAATGTCAGTGCCAGTAGGCATGTCTTCGGTGGCGGCAATGTCACCCAAATTCTCTTCCAGAAATTGGGCAAAACCTTCTTGGGTCATGGCCTGGGCGTTGCTTTTCTTCCACCGCTTCCATTCAACGGTCTGAATTGGAATGTACGTGGCTTTGTGGTCGCGCCATGCTGGGTCGTCTTCGGCGTGATCGTTGAGAATCGCAACGAGCGAGGCGGTCTGCAACTCAAAATCAGCCGCCCCGTAAATGACGCACGACGCCAGGCTACCGTGCCGCTTCGAGTAGGACACGAAGCTCTCCATGTCGTTGAGCGTTACATGGCCGGTCTTGCGCTTCGGTGCGGGGAAAAAGCGTTCCAAGCTTTCCAGGTTGTAGCCGTCGGGAATGACGGCATACGGTATTTCCTGGTCGTCATGACTGAAGACCGGGGATCTTGGGCCACCCGTCCCGGCGATGGCGGCTGCGATAATTTTTTTCAGATCTGTTTCCATGGGTTCTCCTTATGCCGACAAAGACTTGATTTCGCCCGTCGTTTGATCCACGGACTTGAGGGACAGCTTTTGCTGGCGAGGATCTTCTGTCAGCAAATTGCCCTCTGGAGTGGGGAACATCAGCGCTTCGATAGGCTGATCGGCAGGCTTCTTGATTGCGATGGCCCCGGTGATTGCGAGTGCTCCTGCTGTTGCTCGACGCAGGCTGATTTTCAATGTCAGGTTGCCAGGCTTTCCTGTCGCGTCACAAGCCAAAACGAGCTCCGACATTTTCTCGGCCAACTCATCCATGAGGCAGCCTGCCCCAAGGTGATGCAATGTTTCTGTAATCGGTCTTGCCATGTTTCACCTCTCTAAAATGGGCGTCTGCCCGTTGAGTTAAGCTGCTGTTGCCCCGTTTACCGTTTCTGCATCTGGCTTGGTGAACCGGTGCGCGAGCTTGATGTGCTGGGCGTGGAACTTGCCCACAGATTCGGCTTGCATCAGGGCGTCGAACTTTTCCCGTGGAACATCATGGTAAAAATACAAGCCGCCTCTTTTGAACTGAACCGCCAAGATGTTCTCTGCCGAATCGAAGCCGACGGCGGCGATCTGACTGGATTCAACGGGCTGCATGTCGATGGTTTTCATGCCGCCCCCTTTAGGCTGACCTGGACGACAGGATCTTGTCTTCGTAGATCCGAACGCCGTCGATAACCGCGTTTGCCTTGAGCGCCTTGGCAATGGCGCCAAGCTCTTTGGTGGCCGGTTCGAGCAGGTTGATATATTGAGGATTTGCGGCCACGAATTTCACCAGGGCCAGCTTGTCCGTAACTTCCGCTTTCCAGACCCCTCTGGACGAGATTCCCTTGATAGTTGGTGCTGCGGCCGTGATGGGAACAACCGGGGCAGAACCCACCAGGGAAAACTGCTGCGCAACGGCATCACTTTTGATTTCAAGGGCCTCCTGGACCCCTTCGACGCGCGCCTCGATCTTGGCTGCCTTGACCGTATCGCCAGCCTCCAAAGCGACCTGACGTTCACGTTCCAGCTTCTCTTGCTCAATTCGTGCACGCTCTTCGTCAGCCCTGCGCTGCGCTTCCAATCTGGTGCGCTCTTCGGCTGCGCGCCGTTCCGCTTCCGCGCGCAGCTTTGCCTCTTCGGCGCGCCGCTTGCGTTCCTGTTCTTCGGTGTAGGTCAGCATTCGACGCTTGAGGATTCCTTCTGCTTGGGTCAGGAACTCCATGGGCGCGCGGAACATGTCGTTTATCCGCTTCACGGCTTCGTTGAGGGGCTTGACGATGCCGGTGCGCTGTTCCTCCAGCTCCTTTTGGCGCCGTTTGATGTTGGCCAGATCCTCGCCGGCGATCTGGTACATTTCATGGCTGTCGATCACCATGCTGTTGGCGCTGTCCAAAGCGCGCTGCGCCGATCCGCTGAGGGCGCTCCCGTCGGGAACCGATACCGCTACTGTTTCTTGCATTTCTGCCTCCAGTACCAAAGTGTTAAAGCTGCTTGAAAGGTTGCCCAGTCGCCTTTGTCGGAACAGGGCTCCAGGTTGTATTTGCCATCCGGGGACAGCTGCAGGGCATAACGGTTGATGCGCGGCTTCTTGATGCCTTCTGCATACGCTGCCGTTTGCGGTCCCACGGTAGGCATCAGCACCGTGGTGGTTTTGGTGTCGATCAAAGCCGGAACTCTGTGAAGCGCTCCAACCAGGTCCAGCGTTCCAGCGAAGCGGTACTTTTCAGAAAAGACGCGCTGCTCAGTCGATTCCACAACAAAGCCGGATTGCTCCTTGAATTTGCGCCACCCGTGGAAATAACCCTCCCAGGCCGGATGGATCGTGCTTTCGTCCAAATCGCCTTTCAGATCCAGTTCTATGGCGGCATGAACGGCCAACCCGATTTGTTTCTTGCGCTCCAGGACGGCTGCCGGAACCATCGAATAGTCAGACAACGGCTCCAGCACTTGGGTGACCGATGGAACGACTTGGCCGTTCCATCGGTACTCATGGCGCTCTGGGTTGAAAGTCAGCATCAGGCTGCGCGCTCTTTTTGGGCCAGCAATTCCTTGATGGCGATGAATCCGTCCTTGGTCAGGCTTTCAAGATCGGTTATGCCAGCTTCCTGAGCCGCGTCAGCCAACGCAATCCCGAGCGTTTCGCACTTGCCAGCCAGATAAGCGCGCTCGCCCTTGCTGGCCGTGTTCGTGTTCTCTTCCTTCTGGGCTGTATCGGGCTTCTGGTCTGCCGCCTTGGCATGAGCCGATTGGTCTGCAGGAGGTTCTTTGTCCGATTTTTTGGCCGCAGGCATGCCAATTTCAGGGCCTGCGTCCGGTGCAAAAGCCTGATCCGGGGTCGTGTCCCCTTCCTTGATGGCCGTAAGGAGTCCGCGCAGCGTGACCAAATGCTCGAGCCCGATGTCCTCGATGCCGGCCACGCCCAGCTTGGCGAAGATCTGCTCCTGCGAGACTCCGTATCCCAGAAAAGCCTTGAGCGCGTCGGCGCGGCGATTACCAAGGGTTTTGAAATCACCCATGACTGTTTGGCGGGCCGCCTGATACATGTCGTCCCAGAAAGCCTTGGGAATGCCTTTGAGGATCGCGTTGCGGAGTGCGATGGAACTTGCCGCATTACCCGTGACGCCTACCATATCCGGCTTGTAGCGACGGCCATGCTTGTCAGTGATGCGGCGCTGAACCTCGAAGGTGATGGCCACATTGCGCTCCAGGTCGTGGAAGACGCCCTGGGCGGTAATGAAATCACCCTGATCGCTGACGACGCGGGCACCGGCCCGGCAGTTCCCCCATGCCGAAGCCACGACCTCGGCAAACCGGGCGCTGGGGCCCTCAATTACCTTGCCGTCGCGGGGCAGAGCGTAAATACAGGATTCGGCCACGGACTCGCTGAGGGTGACCATCTGCAAAGACTCGTCCCGAAACCGCTTGATGCTGCGTGGGTACTTGTGGGCCGTAGCCACCTGCATGTCGATCTCGGATTTGTTGAGCAGGGCAACCGTGCCGCTTTCTACGCTCATGCCGGGGACTTCCCGGCCTTCTTCTAAATTGTCCATGGCTGAATCCTTAAATTGATGAATTGCTGAATGGTTAAATGGTTACGCTGCGGACGGCGCGGGCGCGCAGCTTGCTATGCTTGCCGTAGCCCGACTGGTTGCCATTGACGAAAACCTGAGACCAGGCGTAGAGGGAGTTGGCTGCGTGCTGCTGTCCGGACCAGTAGCAGGCCTGCGCGAACTGCTCCTTGAGGTTGGCGAACAACAGGGACTGCTCACGACGGGTTGGCAGATCGCCGCCAGCCTTCTTGGCAAATTCCTGCGCGGCGGCAAAGGTCACGGATTCGGCTTCACCGGGCAGCAGGATCAGGTGATGACTCGGCTCCCCGTCCTTGCCCAGGAGGATCCCGGCGTACTCTTCGCCCGGATTCAGCGCAATCGTTTGGGCGTGGAACACGAAATTCCGGGGCTTGGTGATGGCCTCTTCCAGCGTGGCGATCTGCTTGGCAAGATCAGCCTGGGCGGTCTTGATGGTTTCCAGTTCAGCGATAGCGTTCATTCTTCATTTTCCTCAGTGTGGTTGATTTCAGGCGCCCACCGGATGATCCATTCGGCAAACCAGCAGGCACCCGCCATAAGCGTGCAGATGAAAGCGCCGACCGCTGCAGAACGGTCCCCTTCGTGGTTCGCTACGATCCACAGGGCGAGGGCGAAAACGGCCAGGGTGATGCCGACGCACAAGAGCGTGTAGCGCAGGCGGTTCATCGCCCGGCCCCCTTGCGAATCGGCGTCACATTTTCGCCACCCAGTTCCCTTTTGAGCCGGGCAATGCGCTGGTCCAGCTTCGTGATTTCGCTCTGGAAATGCTCCAGGTTGAACGCGGCATTGATGCGGTCGCGCTCGGCCTGGTACAACAGATCCTCATTGATCTGGGCGAGCGTGGGCTTGCGTAGCGGGTTCAGATTGAACATTCAGGCCCCCAGCGTTACGGAGAAGAAAAAGATCGTGAATTGACCCAGCATCCACATACTGGCCAACACGTTGCTGCGCACGGTGAGCCCGTTGTCGAATTTGTCAGCGATAACCGAGAACCCGAAGCCCCAGAGCATCGTCAGGATCGTGCCCAGCACGGCAAAGATGAATTGGTGCATCACAATCCCCTTGTCAGGATGTCAAACAGCAAAACCAGCGTGCCGATGGCACAGATGGAGCCTAGGAAAATGTCTTCGTAGGTCATGTTGGCCTCCTAAAACCCAAATCCAATCCCAATGGCCCGATTGTGCAAAACCATCACCAGTTCAGCCGCAATCGTTCCGCCCTCGAACCATGTTTTGTACCGTTCGTCCATCAGCTTGTCGGCCTCGTAATGCGCCGCCATCAAGGATGGGAAATAAATGTTCACCTTTTGCGCCGTGGGGTGTTGTCCCAAGACGGGATTCGACTCCATCAGGTAGTGGCACCGGACACCTTGCCCGACTGCGGGGTGCTGGACGATGTACCTGGTCTGCATCCAGTCGGTGAAGATCAATCCTTCGGCGGTGGCTTCCAGCGTGTCGTTGGCGCGTCCGAACATGGACAGCAACAGGATCACGATGAGCAGAACAATGATCGTGCCCCACGGGGGGCGATTATTTGGGCAGTCGCGGCCTTGGCGGCAATTTCCGGAGCAGGGTGGGCATTTGGGCTTCATGACGCCTCCCCCATTTCAACCTTGTCCCAGGCCAGATTCGTCGCATCCACAGCCACAGACGCCCGAAACCACGCCTCGAACAGTCGCCCGGCTTCGGCGGTGTCGCCTGCCTCGTATGCAGCACCCACAGCTTCCAGAATCGAGTGGTCAATGATTTGCAGCGCGTCTTCCATGTTGCCGACCGCGAATGGGTAGTACCGTGAGCCCTTCGTCATCAGCCCGGCGACAATGTCCCTGACGGCGGGTTCTTGGGCTGCATGGGACATGTCGGCCAGTTCCAGGCGGCGAATGTCGTGTGATGCGGAATCGAGCATGGTTCCCCCCTTATCGTTGCCCGTCTCTCCGGGCTGCCACGCTGTTCTTCAGGCTATTGGCTCCAAGCGTTTTCATGCCGCAATTACGAGAACCTGATTACGCGCAGACCCTTGTTCCTGCGAGTTCGACGCCGAAAAGACGGCGCGGGTAAATTCGGTGGTGCGTTTTCGCTATCCCTTACCGTCTGGCCTTGGCGCTCCGGTAGCCCATGCGTTGAAAATGATCTTTAGGGCGGGGTATTCAGTAGCGCCGTTCTGTGGCGCATGAGAGAACAGTATCAAATGATAGTTACTTCTGTCAATAGCATTTGATATTTATTTTTGATATTCTGGAACGCAAGCCCAGAACAAGGGGCGAAAAAATACCCGCCAAAGCGGGCCTCTGGCGGAAATTGTGAGGGTTATTTAATGCAAGGAACTGCGATTGAAAGGGCGCGGATCATGGCAATGTCGGGGGTGACCTGGAACAGCTTCTGGTCCAAATTGACCGTTTGCATGAACCATCCCCAGAGCTGCAAATCTGAAAAGTGATAATTGTTCCAACCAGAGCAATATCTGGCGGCAGCCATTTTTGCCAGTCGCCGCAGATACGAAAAGCATTCCGGGTCTTCCATAGAGCACATCGTGAAAATGCGATAAGTGGACGGGATAGCGATGGATTCCGGACTTGAGCCCGCTGGTGGAGCGCCGGCAGGAGATAGCGCTTTTTCAAGCTGGGCCTGAGCTCGCGCCAATGTTTTCAGATCCTCTTCCTTCTGGGAGTTTTTAGATGAAGACGGCGAATTCAGGATTATGGCAACCCCGCCAAAAATGAGCGCGAGAGCCGCGATCATGGATATTGCCTGGATTTTTTTAGCGGACATTTTCTGGAAATAGTCTAATCACCGTTGCTGACCAAAGGGCCTTTTGCCGCCGATCCCTTTTTCTTCGTTTTTGCCTGGGCAGCCTGATGATCTTGGCCATCTTTGGAGTTTTTTTGAGCGCTAAGAAGCGCTATCGCATGATCTGCAACGGCTTTTTGGTTGGCTGGGTTTAACGCTGGCCACCAACTCTGTATGGTTGAATCGTCCCAATCCAGATAACCGGGCGCAAGCCCGACGGCGTCCTCGACGCTACGCGCAGATTTTTCACCAAACGACCTAACCCCGGTGAACCAGTGACCCACTTGGGCCTCATTGAGCCCGTGTTCTCGACAAAAGGCCGCACGGTTGCCAGGATCTTTCGGAAACCTGTTTATAAGCTGCTGGAGACGCCGCAGCCTCGTTTCGTTGATATGTGAGCGCATTCCCAACGATATTGCGATTGGCGTGCTTAATGAACTAGCAAATGATATTGACATGGTAGAATATCTAATGATATTGTTTGCTCACAATGAAACTAAACGATTACCTCAAAACACTCACCGAGCCCGAGCGCCAGACAGTCGCCAAGGCGTGCCGCACTAGCGTTGGATACCTGCGGCTTGTTGCGGGCGGCCATCGTGATTGCCGCGAAAAACTGGCAACCATGTTGGAGCGAGCCACTAACGGCATCGTCACGCGCAAAGACCTCCGTCCTGACGACTGGGCCGAAATTTGGCCGGAGTTGAAAAAAGGCAAAGCTGCATGAACCATTTATATGTCTGCCTTTTTAGCAACGGCGTAATCAAGGTTGGCAGGTCAATCGACCCAGAATCTCGGATTGCCTCCCACGCTGACCGCGTTTCATGTGTTGGGGTGGAACTTGTGGAAAGCCGGGTTTTTCCCTGCGTTGGTTTTGATATAGCCGCAGAACGTGAACTCATCAACAAATGCGCGGACACGGGTGCAACAAGGCTCTCAAGCGAATGGTTTGCTGGGCTTGATTTTGAGCAGGTGTGCGTGTGGGCCGAAAGCGCGGCCAACATAGAACACAAGCCTGCAATCCGGCCTGCCCTAGGCCCGTACCCAATGGATTGGGCCGCAATCATCGCCGAACTTACCGACCGCTCAAAAGGCGGTTTTACCCAATCAACGCTCGCCGAGAAGTGCGGGTGTGGACAGTCAACAATCAGCGAGATAGGTCGCGGGGTCATCACCTCTCCAAATTTCGAGCTAGGGCAAAAATTGGTTGCGCTTCACGCGGCACACAAAATAAACGCCGCCGTTTGAACGCATTGTGTTTTTTTGGCTTGATTTCCTAAAGGAAAGTAGTGGAAACAAATAATCCGCATATTTCCAGTAGGCAGCTCAACCTCGACTTCACGCCGGGGCTGACCGAACGGTACGCATCGATACTGGACTGCATTTCAGGGTGCATCCATACCAACCAAAAGCCCATGAAGGTCATCGCGGCCGACATGGACATGAGCCAGTCGGACCTTTCCCGCAAGCTTTCAAGCAACCCAGACGACCCGCGACGCTTCACCGTGTTGGACCTTGAGGCTTATGTGAAGGCCACGGGCGACACCGTGCCGATTCTTTACTTGGCCCAGAAATACTGCACCGACAACGAATTCCGTCAGCGCGAGGCGATTGCGGCTTTGGCCAACATGGCGCCACAGCTGCAGGCGCTTCTCAAAGCCGCTGGGGTTGCCTGATGCGCGGCGTCGGCGTTTCAGAAACCTCCCGGGAAGCGTTTCACACGCTGCCAAATCTGCATCTGCAGGCCAAAGAGGCCGTCATCATGGCCATCTTCGGCGTCAACACCAGGCTGTCCCGCCAGCAAATCTCCGAAATCACGCGCATGCCCTTGAATGGCGTATGCGGCCGCGTGGACTCGTTGCTGACCAAAGGTGCGCTCATTGAGGAAGGGGAACGCCGCGATCCTTTCACCGGCAAGCGGCAGAAGTTGCTGCGCCTGCCCATTGGCCAGCGGGAGCTGCTGTTTTGACCCCCCGAGCCGATCACATCTACCAAGCCCGGGTCTATCTGTCCCAGGCCCGGCATTTCCGCCGCCATCCCGCTTTCCACGCCCAGCTTTTGAAATGGGCTGCGGCTATTTGTCAGACACAGGGGGTGCTGTTTTGAGTTCGATCACTATCGATCGCTCAACCTTGCATTGCGGCGACTGCATGGACTACATGCGCGCGTTGCCTGACAGGGCCTTTGAGTTGGCCATTGTGGATCCTCCTTATGGCATCAACGCGCCAAACATGAGCATGGGCCAGAACAAAAACCGAGCTGACGGATGGGCTCGCGGTGAAAGCACTGCGGTGAAGGTGAAAAAAGGCCGACTTAATTCAGGGGGGGGTAAATTGAAAAATCGGCTCCTGAATACCTCTGAAATTGATTGGGATTGCGCTGCCCGTGGCCCGGATTATTTTGACGAACTGTTCCGCGTGTCGTCCAACCAGATCATCTGGGGCGGCAATTACTTTGATCTCCCCCCCCCCAGGTGCGTGATTTGCTGGGATAAACGCCAGCCTTGGGAAAATTTCAGTCAGTGGGAAATGGCCTGGACCTCTTTTGACTCGCCTGCAGCCCTGTTCTCATTTTCAAACACTGGCGGCGCGAACGCGGAAACCAAGATCCATCCCACACAAAAACCAACCCAGCTTTATTTGTGGTTGATTCGCAAGTATGCAAAACCGGGCCAACGGATTCTGGACACACATCTTGGAAGCGGATCGTCCGCCGTTGCGGCAACAACGCTGGGCCACGAGTTTGTGGGCATAGAGCTAAACCCCGACTATTTTCAAGCCGCCGTCCAACGTATTGACGACTCGCGCCGACAGGCGAACCTCTTTGGGCGTCCTAACGCAATTCACGCGCAGGAGGCCCTGATTTGAAACTCCACACCTCAATGGGCAACGGGTTTGCAAGCCCGGTCGGGTACGCCAGTCACCCGGCGCGCCCACCCTTTACACAAAACTGGCGAAGGACTGGCAATGCGTGACTATTCGAAGGTGTCTGGCACGTTTTGGACAGGAACAACAGGCAAAGCGCTTAGGGCAGATTTACAGACCCAGGTCGTGGCCATGTACCTACTCACCTCGCGCCATTCAAACATGATTGGCGTCTACGTCTGCCCGATTGTCTATGTTGCACATGAAACCGGAAGCCCCTTAGAAGGGGCTACAAAGTCCCTTCAAAGGCTGGTCAATATGGGTTTCTGCACCTATGACGAGGATGCCGAACTTGTCTGGGTTCACGAAATGGCAAGATACCAGATTGGCGACGAGTTGAAGGCAAGCGACAACCGGGTTAAGGACATACAAAAGCAATACGAAAACCTTCCCGAAGGCCCCATTAAATCAGGGTTTTTTGAGAAGTACGGCCGCTGTTTTCATCTTGTCGAACACAAGCCCCTTGCAAGCCCCTTCGCAGGCCCTCCGAAGCCAGAAGCAGAAGCAGGAACAGGAACAGGAACAGTATCTAAGCATGCTAACGCATGCTTGTCCGCAGACGGGTCTGCTGACCCCCCGGTGCAGTCTGAAACAAAACCCGAAAAGCTGCCCCCATGCCCGCACAAGGAAATCATCGCCCTTTGGGGGAAGCATCTACCACACCTGACCCAGCCCAGGATTTGGGAAGGGGCGAGGCTTGATGCCATGCGCTCGCGTTGGTCCCAGGCGGCAAAGCCCAGCTCGTTCAACGAGAGCGGCTACAGCACAACCCAAGGGGGGGTTACCTGGTGGGACTCGTTTTTCGCCTACATCGCCACTACGAAGCTCGCCAAGGGTTTTGAGAACAACGGGCGCCATTGGAAGCCCGACCTTGAGTGGGTTTTGAAACAGGCCAATTTCCAGAAAATCATCGACGGGAGGTATGAAAAATGAGCGGAACCTTCAAGCGGCCTTCTGACGACCAAAAAACCGAAGGGGTTTACAACCGCAACTGTGCCGCCTTTGGCTGCCCGCTGTCGGGAGTGTTCACCGAGAGCGTGCATGGCTCAAACACCTGGTACTGCCGGAACCACTCCCGCAGCTTCGGTGCCGCTCACGATGAAATCACCACCAAGATCAAGCAATACCGCTGGATG